TTCAAAATTTGCCAAGGATTATCGAGGCAGGGGTAAGGATCCTCTTGGCTTTAATTGATGGCATAATTCAAATCTTACCTCAACTGTTACAGATGGGTCTTGAACTCGTCGTAAAGCTTGGTCAGACCATTTTGGATAATAAAGAGGAGCTATTCAAGGCGGGGGCCGACTTGATCCGGGGGCTTTGGGACGGAATAAATTCCATGAAAGATTGGATCGGCCAAAAAGTTGGTGGATTCGTAGACAGCCTTACGGGCAACTTTAAGTCGCTACTCGGAATCCACTCGCCGTCACGTGTATTCCGCGATGAAATCGGTAAATTCCTGCCGATGGGTCTTGCGGTCGGTATCGAACGAAATATCGGCGTTGTCAAAGCGGCTGCCAACGAAATGGCAAACGCAGCAATGGTCGATATGAGTGGATATTCGTACAGCCCTGACGTTGCTTTGAATTCGGGAGGAGTACGTAGTATCAGGCGCTCCTTTGAAGCGTCTATGACGGCCGGATTAGATTCGCAGAAGCAACAGCAACCGATTATTGTCGAGTCCGTTTTTGTAGTGGACAGCGAAGAAATTGGGCGCATGACGGAAAGTGCAGTTAGTGCGGAGCAAGGCAAGAAAATAACGATCAAAAACTATATGAGGGGGTGACGGCCAGTGCTCAATATGATCGTGACGAGATTAGACGGGAAAACTTACGATTTAGGAGATCTCGGAATAACTCTTCGAGAGTTTCGGCCAGAGTCACCGTCACCAAGAACGATAACTGAACAAGTTGAGGGGCTTCATGGAGCGGTTGATACCGGAACAACGTACGATGTGCGCCGGATTAACTGCTCTTTTTATTTGAAGGCCGTTGATAAACCTGATTTTTACCTGATGCGGGACGAAGTGTTTGCTCTTTTTGACTCTCTTCGTCCTTTTTACATTACAGAAACCTATAATCCGGGGAAACGCTGGCTTGTAAAAGTTAACGAGCCGTATTCAATTGATCAACAGCGTATATACGGATTCTTCGATGTAGTTTTCGTTGCATATCAACCATTTGCTGAATCGATAGGGACTACCGGAACACCAAAAACTTTTAGTGAGGATATTTGGCAGTTCGGTAACGGGTTAGTTGCTGAGGATTACACCTACACACATAATACCAACAACTTTCGGATTTTTAATGGCGGAAATGTCGAAGTTAGCCCGTTACAGATGCCTTTGCGAATCGTTTTCAAGGGGCCATCAAAAGGACTAACTATTTCAAACGCGACTACAAAAACTGTTTGGTCGTATGACGGAACATCTTCGACCGGCGACAGAGTCGTTATCGATCGTGTTACTTCCACTAAGAACGAAGTAAGTATTTTCGGGAGTACCAATCGCAAGTTTATAACGCTTTCTCCGGGGTTCAACGACATCCAGGTTTCGGGAAATACCGGAGGTTTCGAAATAACCTTCGATTTTCGTTTTTATTACATGTAAAGGGGGCGATTAATTGCGAAGTTTGTTTGTTCGCTCATTAGCCGGATCGTTTGAAATGCTTCCGGATTTTTCGGTGAAAAGAAAAAATGGCTTAAACAGCGAGAAAACGATAGACGTATCCGGGGTACTGACTGACCGAAATAATCACTCCTTTCCGCTAATACAAAATGAAAATATTCTTGTGTACGAGGAAGAGGAATACATCATTAAGCAATCAACTATTAAGCCGAGAGGTGATCGTAAGGTAGCGAGTGCCACGGCCGTACACCGGATGTTTGTTGATTTATCCGATGTGTACATCTACGAAATAATCGAAGGCGAGAAAACTCTTACTATTAACGATATGCTTTCGTTTAGTCTGAAAGGTACCGGATATACTTTCGAAGTTTATCCCGACGGTTTGCCGGCATCAGTTGTCGTCGAGAATTTCGGAGATGGTTTTTCAATAGATCTAATGAGATCAACGGTAGAAAAATTCGGGGCCGAATTTGAATGTGTGGGCAGAACAATTTACATTGCGAAAGAGATATCGCGACAGACCGATTATCAATTTCGTTATAAATTCAATATTGATAGTCCATCTCAGGATATTGATACAAGCTCGATAAAAACGTATATCCGCGGCTATGGTGATGGCATTATCGAGGAATACACGAGTCCTCTATCTGAGGTATTTGGGATAAGACATGCGAGCCCTGTCCGCGATGAACGATATAAGCACAGGAAGTCGTTGCTGGAAAGAATAAAATCGGAGCTTCACGATTATATCGATATTTCAATATCGCTAACTTATATCGAATTGCAATCACTCGGTATCCAAGATATCAGAAAAGGTGATTACGTGTGGTGTATTATTGATCCTTTCGATATTGACGTGCGTATACGCGTGGTGCAGATCGAGGATTATTCAGACACTACTAAATCCCCTCAATACACACTCGGTACAATTACACGTGATTCAACCGACATTACAACAGATTTCAGACAGACGCAAAAAGCAGTTTCGAGAGTCGTAGACGGGACGACGGGTCTTGTTAAGATGAACGCCGTTACTGTAGGGAAACTGACGAAATTTGAGCAAGGGTATGATCCTTCTAAAATAACTATGCCGGGGCTTGCCAGCGCGACGACCGACGGCTTAATGAGTTCAGGTAACTATGTTAAGTTAACGAACATTACCGTTGGCCCGGATGGTCAGCCAGTGGTCCCGTTAGCAAACGAGACAACTAACGGACTGATGAGTGCGGATGATTTCACGAAATTAAAAAATATCGATATGACTACTATTAATGAGAAGATAGCCGAGGTGGAAGAACAAATTGACTCTTTAGATCAGAGAGTCACGGCATTAGAAAATAACAGTGGAGGTGGTGCGTAAATGGCAAGATGGCCCTACAAACAAGTCAAAACCTTGATCGGACGTACGTTTCGGAATGATTTAAATAAAAATTTCGTTGATATAGAGGCCGATATTAAGGAGCAGAAGACGAGGGTAGATGAGCTGATAAATTCAGTCGAACAGCCGAGCGAGGTTGTTGATGCTCGTACGAGTGTTAGCGGACAGACATACGCAATCTTGAAAGACCGTTTGGATAGCGAATACCTCGAACTCCGGAAAAGTCTGGACCGCATAAGCAACGTCGAGGATTTCGGGGCAGTCGGCGACGGTGTTACTGACGATACTCTAGCGTTCCAGGCTGCGCTTGATAAAGGTGGACGTGTGGAGGTTCCGAATAAAACATACCTAGTTGGGCAATTAGCAATCGATTCTAATACGCAATTAGTCGGTATCGGCCGTCCGACGTTAAAGCATAAACCGACCGGAGGGTTTCAGTCCCCGTTTCCTCGCGCAATGATTTCGAACAAAAATATGCCACCTTATCATGCGCCTTCAGATGATAATCGGGAGTATCAGGCGGGGCTGAATAAGAATATTTCGATCGAAAACATCATTTTCGATGGAGACGATAACCATGTATACGGAATACAAATGGTTGCGACGGACAGTGTGACAGTCCTAGATTCCGAAGTCATAAATACTTCGGGGGGCTTAGATCTTAGAGCGGTTCGCGATTCTTACTTTAATCTCCGAGTCGATAACATTAAAGAGGACGGCATATCAATTTCCGATCAAAACTTCATGCCCCTTGCTGGGGAGCGCGGGATTTCAACTCGTGTAATTTTTGAAAAATGTCTAGTAGAAAACTCCTGTTTGGTAAATACAAACGAGCCTCCAGATGCGAACGCATATGAACTTGATGATGGAATGTCGTACATTTACCACTACAACTGCGGAGCAGTTAACAATCACGGATCGGGATTCGAAGTCCATGTTCATACATCGGATTACGATGTTACCGATATCCACTATATAAACTGTTATGCGATTAATAATACGCCATCAGCCGGAGTAACTCGGACTCTTGCCGGATTTCATCTCGGTCAGACTCCGGTAGGTAGCAGACTCGACCGTATTTATATCGTTGACTGTACGTCTATCGGAAGCCCTAACGCTTTTGCCGGCAGCCCAGGAAGTCAGGAAGGCCGGAAGGGTAATGTATATATTGACGGCGGATATTGGGAAGCAAGTGATCACTACCTTACGGAAGTTCGTGATATGCGGAAATCCACAATGCTATTAAAAAAGCAATTTAAAAACTTTCGTATAAAAAACGCAATAATTAAAGGCGCTAAAGATGGGTTCGGGATATACACGTACCTAGAAGGAGAAGGTTTATATATCGAAGGATGCACTTTTGAAGAAACATACATCGCTGCGAGATTGGGGCACTTCGAAGGGGGAGTTAGTTTTACGAACAACCGAATTACGACTTCGGCGCCTCACACTGATCCGTACTCTGCGTTTTTATACATCAATACGAAGAACTCGATAATCAGAGGGAATTCTATTGAACTCAATGCGGATGACTATTCTTCGTCACTCATAAGGCTGAATGGGGTATCAAATGCAATCGTTTCCGGAAATCTCATAGAAAACATAGGTACAAAAGGAAATAATGCGTTTCAAGTAGATACTTGCGGTCAAGTGGTTATCTCCGAGAATATCGCGTCACAGTTCGACTGCGGAGTTTATCTATCTAACGATTCAACGTCGGTAATCGTTTCTGCGAACAGTTTTAAAGAATGTAATAGTGTTGTGAGCCGTCCGGACGCGCCTTTCTTAATTCTATCGCGCAACGCTGACGCTCAAGTGAATAACCCAGGATGGATTAACGCTACTCTACAAAACGGATGGCAGTCATTTAGAACCCCACGGTTTACGAAGAACGGAAATATCGTATCCATTACCGGCGCAGCTAAGTCGGGGACTATCGGATCTGCGATTTTCACTTTGCCAGAAGGGTACCGTCCAGTATATGCGGTGACGTATATTCAGTACAATAGCGGAACTACATCAAAGACTGTAGTTATGAATGTCAATCCCACCGGAGAGGTTATTCTTTCGTCATCTAATTCGGGCGTCAACACGGACTTTGTCCCATTAGATTGTACTTTCGCACTCGGCTAAAGATTTAACTATCTGCACAGCATGAGGAGGAGATTTATGATATATAACGCCGCAGATTTAACTCTTGATATAAATACACAAACGAAAGATGTAATTAACACCGCAATACAATTCAGCACTCAAGACGTAGGGACAGCACGCCTTATTTTTACAGTAACGAAGAACGACAACGCTTTATCACTGTCTTCTGCGGTCGCAAAACTTACGATGATCGCTGAAGACGGATCGCGTTTCGATCGTGTTGTCGACATCGTAGACGTACAACAGGGGGTAGCGCAGTATACGCTTTCAGACGAAGAAATTAAGCATCATGGAACCGTTATCGCAGAACTTCGCTTAATCTATGACGGAAACCGATCAGTTTCCGTTCATAAATTTTCGTTTCTAATCGACCAATCACTCGTTGATACTGACATCGTCCCGACTGCCGAATATTATATCGATGATTTTGAGTCGCTGAAAAGTGAAATAAGTACTAAAGCAGACGCAATGAACGACCGAATAACTGCGGTAGAAGATGATTTAATCGGTATAGAAAATGTCGAGACACAGGCCGGTGCTCAAGCGAAAGTGGACGCTCATAGTGCGGATACCGACCTTCATATATCATCCGAAGAACGGGCCAAGTGGAATGATATGGTTTCTTTATCGAAAGATATCGAAAAAGATGTCGCGAAGCTTAGCGCGGAAAACGCCGAGTCGCGTTTGGTGCTTCTTAGTGCGTATGATGATATTGACGCTTATCATCCGAAAGTCATCAGTTTTGACACGCGCTGGAATGGCTATCTCTACTGGATGGCTTTCACCCCATATCCGGGAGGCGACCAATCGAAGGAGAACCCGCACATTCTCGTCAGTAATGACATGATAAATTGGTCGCTGCCGAGCGGCTTTAAAAACCCATTGGAGCCGCAGCCGAACGGGGAACCGAGTAGCCAGTATAACTCCGATACCCATATCGTGTATAACGGTCAATTAGATCGCGTGGAGGTTTACTGGAGATTCGTTGATGATGTTAGCGGGACTGTAACTATTTACCGGAAAACAACATACGACGGTGTGACGTGGAGCGACAAGGAGGTAGCGATCACAGGCGATAGAAGTGTTCGCGATTATATCAGTCCGGCTATTATTTTTGAAGACGGTAAGTATAAAATGTGGTGCGTAAGCAACGGTTATAAAGTGATTTATTCCGAAAGCACGAACGGAACAAGCTGGGGTGAATTCAGAGAAATTGTTATTCCTTTCGAGTCTCCTATGAATCTGTGGCATCTTGACGTCATTCATACAGACGTAGGTTATGAAATGATCGTCACAGCTTTTGCAGATGGTCAGGACCGAAACACAATGACGCTATTCCATTCAGTGTCAAAAGATAACGAGACCTTCTCTACTGCGAAGCCTATTCTGGAGCCTTCCAAACGAGAATTCGCATGGGATAACCGAGGGATATATAGAGCTTGCTTAATGAAAAAAGACGGTATTTATTACCTCTATTACTGCGCGACAAGTAAGAACTGGCAGCGGGGTATCGGCCTTAGTTTTGGCACAGACCTAGATCATCTTAAAGGGTTAGACCAGCGAGACATTTACATCATGCAAAACGTAAAGGCAGTTAACATGGTTTACGATGCTTTTTTACGCAATTATGGCCTCCAATTGTCGGCTCTCCAGTCGGATGGATCAGTTTGGAAAGCGTGTTTAAGGTTTAGTAATTCAGGAGAAGTGAAATTCGTAAATGACTTCACGGAGGGTACGCTAATTAACCTGGCGGCTGAGGCTATTCGTACAGTAAGCGGATTAAAGTTCATCGGAAAGTCCGCCTATTACGATTCCAACGAGTTTAAAGTATACGAACCAGGTCGTGCCAGTATTGTCGGAGTTGGAGACGCGGATTTCCTTCGCCCTAAACGCGTATCAGATACGTCCCAGGCCGGAGGACTTGAGCTATCCGCAGTTAAATTCGAAGACAATGGTAAATGGTCCGGAATTGAACGTGAAGGAGTCATTCGATACGACAGTTCTCGTAAAAAGCACGTTGCATATGACGGATCTACTTGGCACGATCTTTACTAAGAAGATGTTGGCTGCTAATTTACGTCATGAAATCGAATCGTGAACGTGAATCACGGCTACAGGACCTACTCGATAAATTCAGCGATAAGTACGACGTCATTATCGATAAGCTCGATAGACTCGAAGAGAAGTTTCGTGGAAGAGAATAACGCGCCCGTTCGGTGAGAGTCCGGCGGGCTTTTTATATACGCAAAAATAACGAAAAGGGAGACGATTAAATGGCGATTTCAGTCCGAAAAAATCTAGCCGCATCAAGTAAGTATTCCGTTAAATGTCCGTATTCAATGAACGCGAAGTATATCACGTTTCACAATACGGCGAACGACGCTTCAGCAGCGAATGAAATTGCGTACATGATCCGCAATAACAACCAAATATCGTATCACTTTGCGGTAGACGATAAAGAGGTCGTTCAGGGGATTCCGACTAACCGGAACGCCTGGCATTGCGGAGACGGAAACGGACCGGGCAACCGTTCGTCTATCGGTGTCGAAGTTTGCTATTCGAAGTCAGGTGGCGCTAAGTATAAAGCGGCCGAAAAACTTGCGATTAAATTCATCGCTCAGCTTTTAAAAGAGCGCGGTTGGGGCGTTGATCGCGTTAAAAAACACCAGGATTGGAGCGGAAAATACTGCCCGCACCGTGTACTCGATGAGGGACGTTGGGATGCGGTGAAAGCGGCTATCGCTGCGGAATTGAAAGCGCTCGGAGGAAAGTCGTCTAGTTCAGCGTCTAAACCGTCCGGCACAACTTATACAGTTAAAAAGGGCGATACGCTTTCGGAAATCGCGGTTAAAACAGGCGTTAGTGTGGCGAAACTCCAGTCCTATAACGGTATTAAAAATCCGAATAAAATCATGGTCGGTCAGGTGCTGAAGCTTACTGGCAGCGGTGGTTCCAAACCGTCCAAGTCATCTAAAAAATCGTTCACTCTACCGGACGGAATCATCAAAGTAACGAGTCCGCTGACGAAAGGGACGAAGGTAACGCAAGTTCAGTCTGCGCTGGCTGCGGTTTACTTCTATCCGGAAAAAGGCGCAAAGAACAACGGAATCGACGGCTATTACGGAAAGAAAACAGCGAATGCGGTCAAACGATTCCAATCGATGTATGGGCTGAGACAGGACGGAATCTACGGACCGAAAACGAAAGCAAAACTTGCTGCGGCGTTGAAAAAAGCCGGCTATTCCGTAAACTAAACGAAAAGGGAGACGATATAAATGGAAGAAGTACTATTGTTCGCGACTGTGTTAGCGCCTATTCTTACGGCGCTTGTTCAACTCGTTAAGAAAACGATTAACATGCCGACTAATATCGTACCGGCAGTAAGCTTCGTTTTGGGGATCGCACTCGGAGCGGTGGCCTATCCGTTTACGGACCTCGAACTTATATTGCGGCTGTGGGCCGGCGGCTTTGCGGGCCTCGCTGCGACTGGTCTTTTCGAGATCGGTGTGAAACGTGAAGGAACGACTAAGTAAACGAAACTTTTGGCGGGCGCCTGCGTATAATCCGTAGGTGCCGTTTACATATAAAATGGATTGCGGGCGTGCTTGTCGATAAAGTATAATTTCACTATTGGAAGTGAACGGAGGGAGCAGTATGGAGTATAAAACAGTGACAGTTGAGAAGAAACGATTTGGAATTACAAGAATTATTAGCTTATTTATAGGTGTTTTTACGATGTTTGTTGCTGTGTTATTGTTCATTACTATTATAGGGATACTTCCCGGACTTGGGCTTTCCTTTTTAAGCTTGCCCTTTTTTGCGATAGCTTTAGGAGGCGCAAGATATGAATGCCCTAACTGCGGATTCAATAAAAACTTTGTGACTACTGGAAAGGTGAATGATAGTTGTCGACGGTGCAAGCAGAATATTGCGATTGACTGGATAAAGCCCTATAAAAAGAAAAGAACAAAGATACTCCAATAAAAAAAACCCGGCCTTATCGGCCGGGTTTTTGTTTTAAAAGAATTTTCTAATCTTTTCGTCGGCTAAACACATAGTTATGATGGCGAGGATTTCATTCAAAGAATTTTCAACAACTTTATTATGCCTCAAGACATACTCTTCATTGTTTTCCCACACATAAGGAACACAGCCATTTTCTTTTAGGGTTTCAACTAAAGGCACTAAATGGTCATCATAAAGCTCATCTTTTCTGGAGGTAATGAGATATATGTTTGGCTTATCATATCCTTTTGTGATTTTCGTTTTTAGAAAATCGTTGTAATATGCTTTGATTGAACCGTTGATTGCTTCCGGGAATACATCAAACATTATAGGCTTCCATTTCGCAATGTAATCGTATAGCTTAAATTGAGGAACAGCACTTACTATGTTACCTACTCCCAAATCAAAACCATGCGCGAGTGACGCGTATCCACCCTTAGATCCCCCATAAAAGATGATATCTTTTTTCAATATTTTGTACTCATTAATTTTCTTTTTTAGAAATTCCTGAACGGCACTGTATATATTCGTCTCTCCCTTAAGACCTATGTAATAGCTCCCCAACTCTCCGAAATTATCTTTAATGTATATTTTCCGGCAGTTATAAAAACGGAATCCGTCAATTAGAGAATAGGGGTATTTGTACCGATCCTCTTTACCTTCGGTTCCTACTGGTTGGAATATAACAAGCAACTTACGTTCGCCAGCAGAATTTTTCACCGGGTATGGGTCCTCCAAATATGTAAGTGTAACTCCGTTTGAAGATTCGTACTTTTTTTCTAATTTTTCAACGATAATACCCAAGCTGATCCCCCTCTTATTTTCTTATATCTATATTTTAATCGGCCATTTTGTCTCATTCTTAAACTAAAGAAGTGAAAGGACAGGCCGCCACCTTCTGTTAATCAGGCGTCAGTCTCGAACCTCGAATAATTCATTCATATCAGTAACCCCCAAACCCTTCGCAACCTTTGCGATATGCTCCCTGTTAAAAGTGCTGCGTTGATTTGCGCAGAGTTCCGATATTACATTATGCCTCACGCCAATTTCTTCGGCGAACTTCGTCTTCTTTATTCCTCGCTTGTCCAATATTTCCTCAAGTTTTATGTATAGGCGCATTTTATTCACCTCTAAACATTTGATGATTATATTCTATCGTGTTATCGATAATTTGTAAATATGTTATTGACATATCGATAATTAATCAATATTATTTAATTATCACCATATCGATAATACGATGGAAGGCGGAATCGTTGTGCATTATTTAGCGGAACACCAAACGTTCGACTCGACGGCCGATCTCAACTCGGCTGTCTACGAACACATCAAACGTAATACATACGAATTAAACGACACAGACCGGCTTACGCTGAAGACGATCGCTCGCTATGCGGTCAAATTCGCCGGC